CTGCACCGAATAAGTCTGCGTCAATGTCAATGGCACGAACCCAGCCCTGCTCATCTGGATTATGATCAGACTTGCGAGCAGCGTGTCGGGTATCACCGACCCAACCATCCGATGCCCTATCACGATCCGGGAAGGAATCATCTATCTGCTCACGAAGTTGGATTGCAGCTTTACTTAACTTAGGCTTCACAGTCCAAGTGCAGCCTTTAAATCAGCTACTGAAAGACCAACAGACGATAACTTCTCAGCAATAGTTGGTTCTGGAGCTTCTTGAGCAACATGAGCATCTACAGCCGCCTGTAATTGTGCATCAGTTATCTTAGAATCAAGAGCAGTAATTGTATTAGTGCCATCAAATGATTCCATATTCAGCCCACCTGCTTTTAATTCAGCATCTAGTTGAGCAAGATTGACCTTTTTATTTGTTTTTACCATTAGCACACCACCGTCATTAGAGGATAAACACTTGCACTATCACCAATCAAAGTTGCCGTTCCTGCATTTACTTTCCACTCCCAATCAAAGTTATAAGAAACACCTGCTGTTAAGCCAGTAATAATAGCCTGATAAGTATTTAGCAAGACTGCACCGTTGTAAGAAGAGTTATAAAATTGAAAACCGCGTGTCGTACCAGTGCCGCAATTTAATCTTAGTTCACCAGTGGATACACTTGACATGGAGTAAAGACCAGTAAATATAGCGACCGCAACAGTGCCGCTAGGCGTTGCAGTTATTCTTAAATTAGTAGTATCTATGGCAGCAAAACTTGTAGAAGTTGTAGATTTATTAGCTCCAGCAGTAAGTGCTTTACAATAAACACTTGAACCACCACCTGCTGCTGCTGCCCATTTCAATCCAGTGGCTGTTGTTGAATCAGCCTGTAAGACTTGGCCGTTTGTGCCTACTGCTAAACGAGCTGGTGTATCGGCTGCGGTTGCAGTAATCAAATCGCCCTTAGCGTCTAAAATTACGAGAGGGTCAATCGCAACCCATGAGAAATCCATGTCTGTGCCAGATGCTTTAGCAAGTACCTGACCAGTTGTGCCACCCTTTAGATCAACTAAAGATGCATCGATTGAATCGCCTAGGGTCTCAATGGCTACTGCGCCATCCTTGACCAAGTCAGTGCTGGTCGGCACTGCCCAACCAAAGTTAGGGGTTGTTGTTGCCATTAGTTTATTACTCCGATCGCTTTAGACCACTGTAGTGTAGCATTCACGCCACTCCAAAGGGTATTGGTTGGAATTACTGTCGCCCATGTTGGCGCAATAAGTGAGAAATCTGTAGGTGAAACATAGATAGTTGCATCAACATAGGTTGGTGTAGCAGCGAGTGAAATGCCCTCTACAAAGCCTGAGAAGTACCCCTCGAACATATTAAAGGGTAGGTTAGTAATAACTACTGGCTCGCCAAAGAATAAGTTGATAAGGTCGTCTAATTGGGCAGATGGCATTGTAGGGTTATCAAGTCTGAAAGTAATTTGGTCAAGCTGTGTTCTAGGTGTTGAGCGCAGGGCTAAGTCTCGCTCAACAATATCCTCGACATCTGCAAGATAACGGATATTTGAGTCAAACGACCTTTGATAGCGTCCATAGGTAGTTATTGAAGCATCATCTGTAGCTGAGTAGGTGCTTCCGTAGTCATTGCCATAGCGCACAATTTCACTGTTACGAATCTTGCCAATTTGAAGGATGGACTTAACGCTAGATGGAGTTGCGTAATTGCCATCTAACTGAGTCGAGCCATTAGCTGCTAAGTAGGTACTTCTATGATCCGCGTCAGCATAGGAGATGCGCCCCTGCTTGTCCTCATAGAGCAGACCGAGTGCGCTATCGGCTATCTGCGTAACTAATGTCTGTGTATTGCGGTCTGCTGCGCTGAGATTATCCATCTGATATAGCCCAGCATCGATTTCGCCTAAGCCTACATTCTCTGCATTAGCCCATGTAGTTGTTGGGTCATAATTAACCCACTGAAGGGCAGCTGCTACTTCTTGCCATTGATTGACCAGTAAGTCCTCAAGGATAATAGAAATCTGCTCACCATCTAGGTCATGGGCTACTGCTGCTGTGTAAATGGCTTTAGGCAATTTAGCCAATGCCCCAACTGCAAGAATTGAACCAATAGTAACAAAGCCAGTTTCTTCTGGGCTTCTGACAGAAGTTCTAAAGTCTGAGATTGTGCCACCAAATACAGGCACATATACACCAGCACTGTCTTTAAGTTCTAGGGTTAGGGAATCTGTCACATCAATGTCAAAAAGAGCATTGGTTGAATTAACAATATCCATGCGGGCATAACCTGCTTGACATTGACGATCAATATCAATACGACCCGTAGTGACATTAACTGAAATTACATTGGTATAAACAGTAGTGCCTACTGTAATACGCCATTCTGGAAGCCATGTCATATTGGTAGAAGCAAACTCGATGTTCCACGCCCGACAGCTTGTCGAATAACATCTTCAACAGCGCGGGCTATTGTTTCTGGGTCTCCAATACCTGTATTCACAGTTGTTGCAATGGTTACGCCTGCTGGTAGTTGATTGCCTGTACCCGTTTTGCCTAAACCAACTGTTGATGGCATTGAAGTAGTAGCCCCGCCAGTAGATGTAATGCCTAAAGATGCATTGTTTGCTCCTACAAATGGCACAAAACCACCAAGAGCAGCTCTTTGCGATGCCGCTAAAGAATTGAAAGCAGATGCAGCAGAACCAGCAAAATTCTTAAAATAAGTCTCAAGGCTTGCTAATTGTTCTTTGACAGACATAAAGTTAAAGTTCTTGAAAATATCATCTAAAGGCTTAATGCCTGCAAGCGTGCTGACTAACTTTTCCGTGTTCTTCTGAGCATCGTCAAGCAGTTTTGTGTATTTCTCAATCTGGCTAATGTTCTCAGATTCAATAGCCTGCATAAGCTTGAGACGAATACGATCTTCTTCTGAAATCTTACCCTTGAGGGCTGCTTCAATCTGAATCTTTTGTAGGTCAAAGATTGATTTAGCTTTAGCAAGCTTTAATGAGTCCTGAGCAGCTTTGGTCTGGGCTATAGTCAGTTTAGTTATTTTGGTCTGATTGCTTAAATATGAGCCTGATTGAATTGGGTTTTTTTGCGCACTTACTTCACTAGCTCTACGGGAAGTTGCGCCAATTCTTGTGATTGCTCCTAATGGACCAGCAGACAATGAACGCTGAAATGGTGTAAGCAATAATTCAAAGAAAGACTTGGTCTTGCCACTTATCTCAAATGTGCCAATCTGTGCTAAGCCGCGCAAGAAATCGGCTAAGTTAGTTGCAGCTCTTTCCATATCGTCTGCAAGGTCATTAACAGTTGTGTTACCGCCTAAAGTTTTTAAAGAATCAATGAGGCCAATGCCTATAATTTCTTGAACATTTGCTGAAGCCACACCTAACTTCGCTATTGACCCTGCAAAAGTATCTGAGGCTGCCTTAGCTGAACCCTTAAAAGTTTGGCTTAAATCATCTGTAATCTCTTTGAATGATTTAGTTTTGAGGTCTGCCTTAGATATTCCTACACCTAATTTGGAAAGTGCAGTGTTGTTTCCTAAAAATGCACGACTTAAGGCGGTTGTGACTGCCCCTAAGTCTTTACCGGTTGATGCTGAAATATCTAAGGCAAGATTAAGTAATCTTTGTGATTCGGCAGAATCTCGGGTTGCTACCGCTAGGCCTTGATAAGCAGGGCGAAGTAGATCATCAACAATGCCAAACTCACTTTGCAGTCTTTGGATATAAGTCTCAGCCGATGCTGCGGTTCTTTCAAGTCCTACATTTTTTAAAGCCAACGCAAGTTGTTGCTGTGCCTTCTGGTCTGCTGCTGCTGCTTTAACTGAAGCTTTTGCATAACCAAGAATGGCTGCTGTACCTAGACTTATGCCTAAAGTTCTGCCTAAACTTTTAGCCGACTTAGTAAGTTTATCGGTTGCGCTTTCAGCTTGCTTAAAAGCTTTCTTGCCAGTAAATTCTGCTGCGACATCAATAATAATGCTCATGCGGTTGCCTTCTTAAAGTCTCTGCTGGCTTTTTCAATAGCTCTTAGAACACCATCACGAGCTGCGCCTTTATCTTCTTCATACGCACGAAAGAGAACGCGCCCACGATCTTTATTTTGACCCTTAAACTCACCTGCATATTTATTGTTTTGATTCTGAACGAATTGGCTAGATGGAGTTTTGCGACCCATAGTTTCATAAATAGCACCAGCTGCGGATTTGTTAAATAAACGCGCTAATGATCTAAAGCCTTTGTTGTTAGCTTTAGATGGAGTGGTTTTGTAAGAAATGCCTCGCTTAGCTGCGCTGGCATCATAAAGTGGAAATCTGCCAGTGTAATTCTCGCGTGTGCGCCATCCGCTAAGAATTGAGCCGTTGTCTGGCAGATAACCTTTAGCAACCTTGACAACAGGTTTTAAGGCTGTTGCAATTTCTTTTGGCATTTGCTTAGCAAGGTCTGGAGTATAAGCGCGCAGAGCCTTACGGAGTTCAATACCGCCCTTTACGCTTACTGGCATCTTGAGTCTCCTTTGCTTCATCTTTGAGACCCTGCAACAAGGCTTGAAGCATTATTGGGTCTAAATCTAATAACTGCTGTGGCGCGATTCCCAATCTAATGCTCAATCGAGCTATTAGATAGGTGAATGGATAATCGCGCTTTAAGCTAAAGGGTCTGAGTCAAGTACCTCAACACTCTTAAGTGTCTCGATGAACTCAATCCCAAACGGCTTAACAGTTTCACCTGATCTGCGTATTACTTCCCATGACAACCAATAGAGCATTCCTTGCATTTCTTGCTCACGAAAGGCACGATGGAATCCTACCTTGTGATGCAATTCAAAGGAGTATTCCACAGCCGGTGTGATTTCGCCTTCAATAATGCTTTCATCTGTTCGAACTATCTTAAGTTTTGCCATGGTTAGCCCCCTTGTTTAATTGTTTAGAATGTGCCTGTAGTTGCCACTGCAACTGTTGAGTTAGCAGTGAATGTAATTGACATAGTGCCAATGTCTGCTACAGCACCATTGATG